CGCGATCGAACAACGTGACTGGAGTTCAGTCGTGTGCTCTTCCGATATCACTCTCTCTTGACAATCGCCCCTTCTTCAGAGGTTGGACTTTGTTGGTATTGGGCATTCCACTTTGCGACTGGCAGTTCTGACCTCAGAGCCTCCAGCTCCTCTAGGCTCCAGAATTCAGGCCATAAAGGTTTATCGCTGGGCAAGATCGCGGGGAAGTCGATCACCTCCCAGTCATCGTTCCCGTCTTTCTCAATTGAGGATTGCAGGATCCGGCCGGTCAGGTCTCGCTTGGCCCAGCGGGTCATCACAACAATAATTGATCCTCCTGGCTGCAGACGCTGGCGGGGACCGGAGGTGTACCACTCATACACTTTGTCAAAGACGGACGGGTCACTCGACGCCAGGGCTGCCTCTTGCTCCGAATGGGGGTCATCAATGATCAACAGGTCCGCACCCTTACCGGTCACCGTCCCGCCGACGCCGATAGCAAAGTACTCACCGTCCTTATTAGTAGACCACCGTCCTGCCGCCTTACTGTCCTGGCGAAGATTAACATTGGGAAAGATCTTGGCGTACTGCTCACTTCCCACCAGGTTCCTGACCTTCCGCCCAAACCCGACAGCCAGCTCAGCCGTGTTTGACGTTTGAATAATCTTCTTGTTAGGGTTCTTACCTAGAAACCAAGCCGGTAGAAGGTAGGACGCGAACTCCGACTTTGTATGGCGTGGCGGCATATTAATGATCAGGCGCTTAATTTTCCCTGACGCTATCTCCTCAAACTTACGGGCCATCACTTTATGGTGGCGTCCATTTATGAACCCCGGCCACATTGAGTGAACGAATTTAAGGAAATCCTTCTCCGCCTCTTCTCTAACAATAGACGCCCGGTACTCGTCAAGCTCATCAAAGAACGCCTCCTGCTCGTTGACAGGTAAAAGCGCGATGGCCTGACTGATGGCTTCAAGGTTCATATGTTGCGCATAGACAAATAGCTCGGCCGGACACTCCTTGCACTCCGGCTCATCCGCTTACAAATCCCCAACTCACATAGCCGCTTAACCACCCTGTGAACATTACCCCGCCCTTTATCTCCTGTCTGGTACATGATGTCATCTATAGACGGCCCGTACCCAAAGTTCTTCCAGTACTCATCTATAACAAGAAAAACCGTCCGCTGCTTCTCCGTCATAAGGTACTCCTTCTTCTTTACCGCGTATAGGGTCTTAGGCCAAAGCATCATTAACACGAGTTAGTGTACCAACCATTTTTAACATGTTAATGTCCTTCTAACTTTATCAAAAATATATACCCCCCACCACTTTTGTATGCAAACATAAGGGGGGGCTATTTGTCAAAATCCATCACAACTTCACCCTCAGTTAATGTTGAGGCCCCCTCCTGTTTTGGCTGAGATCCTTTGAGTGGAATAGTATGTGTATGTGGACTCCCCTCGGCCACGGCCAGATGGCTGGGTACCCCTCCGGTGGGTGCAGCGCCAGCCCCATCGTCGGAGCCTCGGCCCTCTTTGATCTCGGCCAGTAGATCCAGAGCATCATCGGCCTTGACATCGGCGTCAACTGTGATGGCCTGCAGCCGTGAGAGTAGGCGCGTGCGGATGTCCTCGCTACGGCTAACTGTAGTGATCTCCTTACGCTCAAGGAATGCTCCGACATCATAGAGTGAGCCGAGAAGCTTCAGGCAAGCGACCCTAGACGCAGGCGGGAACTCCGCATCTAGTGAGTGTTGCACGAGCTGCTGAACGAGTAAAGCCTTCAATTGGCTAGGTGTTCGGTGTTTCTCCGCTTCAATCGCCAACTTATAAGCTTCCACCTCTTGTTGGATCCTTGCGTCCTTTGCCAGTACATACGGAGCGCATACGATAGTGCTAGGGGCTGGATTGGCCTTGTACGCTCCTCTGTATGCCTCTGCCTTTGTCTTACCCATCGCTACAGCATGAGCGAATGCCCTTTGCTTTGTTGTGAGCTTGGGTGTCTTGCCTTCTCCGCTACTTAGTAACGACTCTATTGGGATCGTGTCCAACCCTGCCCTTATCTGCGCCCGTGAGAGTTTTTGTGTGGTTTGCTTTGCCATTGTTTCATATCCGGTATGAATTGAGAACGAGCCAATAGTAGCACCGCGCGGATTCCTTGGCAATCGCTACGACCAACCCGACTCGACCTGGCTGAATCAACCGCCCTAAAAATATTTTCGATCAACTCTAACAATCCTGCAAATCTATGATCTAATACAGACATGGCATGGCCCCATGTCATGTGTATCAACCAAAGGAGCTTCTATGTACACAGCACAGGCAAACAGTAACGGCAACATCATCGTATGCAAGGGTGATGATGTCCGCAAGAGCTATCGCATCATCTTCACAGGCACCTACGCTGAGTGCTTGGCTATCAAGGCAGGGAGAGCAGCATGAAATACGGAATGAACTGGATCGTCACCACACGCGATGTCGATGGCACGAGCCAACGCAAGTACACCACCGCCAAGGGAGCCAAAGCGCGATTCGAGGAAATGCTTGGCTACCCCATCGAGAACGCTATTTGGGAGATGCTGCCCGAGATGGACGATTACCCTGAGTGGACGAGCCTGCCCTTCATCAAGGGAGTGTCGAACTACGGGTGCGTCGTATCCATCGAGTGGGAGCGCGCAGGAGATGATGTGCATTGCCTGAAGTGCGACTATGTATGGACGGAGTTTTTGTGGCCTGACCAAGAACCCCCCGATGTCTGCCCCCATTGCGGCAATGCTGACAAACAGCAGACTGTTTACCTCACCATCGAGAACAACTGACGAGCCGTTAATCGGCGAAACCGGTGAGAGCCGGTCTTGTTCAACACTAACTGGAGTTAAAGATGTCCCTACCTAAACTGGCTGATTACCGCAACGACCTATTCGCAACCCGCGCGACTGTGACCGAAGCCCTCGCATACGCAAACGAGGTTTGCTCAACCCTGCCCGACGCCAATTCGAGCATTGCTGTGCGAACCGCCATCCATGTCGTGCTTAACACGGCGATTGCTATCCACAAGGACGAGATTGCCGCCATCGTGCAACGCGGGGCTGAGCTTGCCGCGCAACGCAACGACCCTCTGACGGAGCAGATCAAAGCCATCGTGCGCGAAGTGACGCGCCATGAACTGGCAGAAAAAATGCCCGACATGATGACCGAATGCATCGAAGAGTGGGCGGGCGACAACCTAGACTCGAAGATGGACGATTGGGCAGAGCAGAACATCGACCTTGCGGACGCTGTCGAGACCCATATGAACAACGAGATCGACTGGGACGAGATAGTCGGAGACAAGGTCAACGACAAGATCCGCAGCTACTTCCGCAACAACAGCTTCACCATCGAAGAGAACTAATGCTGCCTGTAAGCCCTGCGTGCAGGGTTTACGGGCCACCATTGGCCTGTTTAACCAAGGAGCGAAGATGATTTCAAAAAGTGAGATGCTTGCCGACATTGGCATTGCGATAGTTGGAACTGGGATGCTGATCATTGGGTTTGATCCCGATGGTGGCCTGATGCACAAGGCCGCGCTTATGTTCGGTGGCCTGTTCTATGGCTACCTGATCACGACCTACATGATGGCGGACGAGGTATGAGAACCCTGTTCGTCGCAAAATCAAGCAACCGCAAGGTGGGGCCGATTCCTGTGACCTATCGGGAGCGCAAATCCTGCCCTCCATCGTGCCCTCAGTACCGCAAGGGATGCTACGGGGACGATTTCCATACTTCATTGGCTTGGAACCGCGCCGACCGCAGCGGCCTGACCACGCCGCAACTGGCTGCAAAGATTGCCGCGCTACCCGATGGGCAACTGTGGCGGGGTGAGGTGGTGGGCGACATTGTGGGCAAGGGTGAGGCTGTCGACGCTTACGAGCTTGGCCTGATTGTCCGAGCCAACATGGGGCGCAAAGGATTTACCTACTCCCACAAGAAATCCGCGCAGGCAATCCAATGGATCCGCCACGCGAATGCATGGGGTTACACGATCAACCTGTCCGCCGACGATGCTGGGGAAGCCGACCGACTCGCAGACTTGAAGGCAGGGCCTGTGGTTTGCATCGTGCCTGTGGATACCCCTGAGCATTCCTACACGCCATCAGGCCGAGCCATCGTGATCTGTCCTGCACAGACTCGCGACCTGACCTGTTCGGTGTGCCAACTGTGCCAAAAGGCCGACCGCAAATCCATCGTAGGGTTTCGGGCGCATGGCACGAAGACTAACCTTGTTAACGCTCGCGCAAGCCGCGTGATTCCGATTGTGAGGATGCAATGAAATTCCTAGTGCGCCAGTTTTTTGTGGTTGAAGTGGAGGTGGAGGCCGAAGATGCCGCCCACGCGAAGGAAGTGGCTGGGT